CTCTAGCTCACGATTGAAGCTATCGTCATACTTGCTATCAACCAAACGAACATAATTCAAATTATAGCCTAATAATTGTGCCAACTGTTGTACCATTGGCTCAGTGCATGGATAACGGAACTTGCACTTTAATAGTGTCACTGGTTCGTTATGTACGCCAGGAAATCCATATGGGTCTTTAGCAATAGGAAGTGTCTTAGGAGTGATTGGTCCTGCTGGTTCAAACTTCTTTAAATTGAATATGAACAAATCTAAGAAGTTCTTATCCACTTCACCCGCGATCTTAATAGTGACATCATATAGATGTACGCTTTCAGCAATGTATTGTTTTAGGCTTTTCATATCTTATAATTCCCGTATCTAATATTTATCATTTATCCGTCTTTTTGTCAAGAAGTGCCTTGAGTATCTCATTACGATCAAGTGCTTTACCCTCACCTAACGGAGTGTTGTCTATCTCTTTGTCTTTGCTAGATTGCTTCTGGTCTAGCGCGGCCTTCTTTAACTGCAACTCAATCATCTTGAGTTTTTTGCTTACTTTGGCTGTTTTTGCTGTGATAGCATGTCCTAGCATAGTTCCTGCAACACCGAAAATCTCGCTACTAAAGCGACTATCTACTTGCATTCCTAGATCCATCAAGTCCTTATAACTGTTTTGTGCTAGGTTGGCTAGTTCGTCCATCTCTACGTCAGCGGTTTCAAGACCCCTGACTTGAGGTAATGCATTTTCGATCTTTTCGAGGTTATTGAGTGCAGATACCGTTACTTCCTGAGTCTCAGGCGGTAACTGAAACTCTTCGGTACTCTCTTCAGATTGAGAGAGATTGAATAATTCTTCAAGTTTTCTGGTCATGCATTATTTATTTGCGTTTGCCCTTGTAGAACAAATCATCTTCAGTAACTACTCTAAATGTACAACCTATCCTTTTACAATAGGCCATAGCAGCCGCCCATTTTGCATGATTCAATGCTACCGTGACTCTTTCTCTTGCACTAGCCACTCTGCTCTCAATGAGACTTTGTTTTTTGGGTTTTATCTCTACTATCTCTGCTCGTTGATGACCTAATCTATCTTGGTATAAAACAAAAAAGTCAGGTATATAAACAGTCTGTTTACCCGTCAGTGGATTCCTGTAGGGTATTTGTATAGATTCACTAGCCCACTGTAATACGCTATCGTGGTTATCACAAAACATCATAAATGTTAATTCCCAACCTGAACGATATTTAGGCACTGTTTTGCCTACGTATTTGTGTTTGTTCTTTACTTGGTATTTACCTTGTGCGTAATTAGCCATGTCATAAAACTACGTTACGTGCCACTGGTTGTACAGGTCTGGGTATAGTTGCTACCCCATAAAGGCTTGTTTTTGATTTAAAACTATTTAGGTAGTATGCGAGATATTGATTTACTTCTAGTTTATTTTTAGTTGTGCCTTTAATATTTTCTAATAATGTTATTGCGTTTATGCCTGATTCTTGTGATACTCTAAAAAAGAATGCTGTAAAATTTTGTGCTATTGATTCTGTCTCGCATACACTTTTAAAATAACTTAATACTATATCATATTCATTTGTAGGTACTGTGACAGCGACATTGTAAAAATTATCAAAAATCTTTACTGTCCTGTCAATGCTTTCGGTTTGTGTTACTATTAATGCCATGTCTTATTTATTATTGTAAGTAGTTCTTACTTGAACTCCTGCATTAGAGACAGGAGTTACAGGGTTCGGAGTAGGAGGATTGCTGATAGTAGGTGCACCGGCAGTGCCTACTGTATAAGGAGTGACTGATTTATTAGGAATGTCGAATAATATATTTCTATTTTTACTGATAGGGCTACCGAACTGCCATGCTGCCTGTGCTACCATGTTTTCGAGTTCTGCTTTTGCTGTTTGTTTCAAGTTGATATTTTTAAACGTATTATATGCTGTGCCTGCTGTACGTAGTGCGCCTAAAATATTACCATCGCTGAAACTTTTAACTGCGCCACCGGCTGCATCAACTAATCCACCTTGACCTAATATGCTACCATTGGCTCCTGGCATCATGATAGGACTTGGTTTTCTATCGTATGTTGCTGGATCACCAAAACCTGTAACTATATCGCCGGGTGCTCTACCGTCAATAGCACCTTCATTGTAAACTACAGTTTCATAATCTACTGTCATTTGATTTTGCATGACTCCTGCACCATCAGCATAACTGTATGTGTCATGTGCAAAGTTAGTTATAATAGGGTTTATTAAAGTATAAGCAGTGAATGCATGTTGATTGAAACCAAACACTGTAATGTTCTTAAAGAAAGGAACCTTGTGTCCAAATTTTGGAGTAGCGGTCTCGCCGATATAACCCCAATTATCATTTCCGCTTATGCTATCGTCATAGATATTTGTTATATTATAATCTGCGTTAGTAGTTTGTGCAGAACTGCTATTATCATTATTAGGTGGTATCGCGCCTCGCTTACCTAAAAATACAGTAGGTTTAGTTGCATCTGCATAATAATACGTATAATAATTATACCACATTCTATTGATGAGGTTGTCATTATCATCATGAAAACTTATGTTTACAGGGTCGTATTTTATTTTAGTCTGTACGATACGTTTACGATTATATTGATTGAGTTGTATTGTGTTAAAACCATACGAGGGAAGTTTTACATCTTTAACTAATAAACCTATATTTTTATCTACTGAATCTGGCCACGCTTCGACATTGATGTTAAAGTAGGTATGAAATATGAATTTATATTTAGGAGCGTTTTGATAACTATTAGTCCTAAATGTTTTTGCGGCGTGCCTATAGTCTCTAAGGTAATCGCTGCCGAAGACTGCTCCGGCAGCGCCTTTAAGTAGGTCTTGAATAAATCCAACCTGCACCAGGAGACCCTAACTATTAGTTAGGCGCCAAGGCCTGTTACTGAATCGCCAGTCAAGATTCTTCCGATACTTGCACCAACGCCAGAAGCGAGTGGTGATTGTATTGCGTTGTCATAACGTAATGTCAATGCTATCGTTACAGCCTCGTTAGTACCATAGTTCAATGTATTGTAGTTTACAGTCTGTACAAAGCAACCATATAGTTCCCATGTTTCTAAGACTACTGGTGCAGTAGTACCGTTACCACCATCTAATATTTCGATGTTAGTCTGGAACTTATAGTCTTGACCAGTTGCCGCAGATGCTTGCTCTACGAAATCTAATTGCTTTTGAACTTGTTGTCCAACTGCTCTTGAAACTGTACCTGATGCATCATCACGAACGTTTACTGTGATAGGCTGCCATGCATACTTACCAGCAAGATACAATGTTGAGTTGTAAACTGGAATTGTGATTTCTTGGAACTGTATCTGGGGTCTTGCCACGTCAATAACTTGCTTAGTTAACGCTAGACCGCCGGCCGCATCGACGCCAAAGTTCAAGAAATTAACTCTGAAGCGATATTGTAGTTTTGGCATCAACAGGCCCTGATTGCCTCCGGCATTATCAGATGCGACTGTCATGTTAAACAATGATTGTGAGGCTGTTGCCATTTGTAAATTCTCCTACTTTATAGTATTTATCATAAGTGAGAGAGCCTCTTAGAGACTCTCTCTATCTTTTTTATTATGCTCCTGACAACTCACCTGTGTTCAAGATACGAACTGGGATGTAGATGAATTCAGCAGCCTTGACAGGCTCAACTGCGACATCGACCCACAATTCATTGCGATCTATTCTAGCAGGGGTGTTGTTTGATTCATCACAGACTACCAAGTAGTCATAGATGCCTCGTTTAGCAACAAGATCAACGAACAACGATTCAACAACGCCAGAAATTTGCTGACGAGTCAATGCATCGTTTGGTTCGAATACGAACGGTCTTGCGGCTATAGTCAATTGACGACGGATATAAGCGACCAAACGTGCTACGTTTGTTCTATCCAATGCGCTTTGACTATTGAATGATGTCTTGTTACCATAGTTCAACAATCCATTGCCAGTGAAGAACACTAGTGGGTTGATGAAGTTGATGTAGAGAACATCACGTATACCGATACGTGTCTTGATGACTTGGAACTCACCAGTTGCACGATCCAAGTAACCGATATTCAATGCGTTGTCGATGATACCACGACGAGTACCTGCTGCCGCTAACCAAGGATAAGCGACTGTATCGTTACGCAAGAATGTACGCAACATCATGTGTGATGCTGGAACTGCTACTTCGTTACCGCTCAAGTCATTTGCAATTCCACTTGGGTAGAACAAGCCTAGATAAGTGTTGCGTGTTACACAACCATCTTCACCTGTGCTTGTTGCACCTGCGGCATTAGTTGCCCATGCTTGAATTGCTGTTGCATCATCAGGTAATCCCATTGGAGTGTCACCCAAGATGTAACCTGTCTCACCGCGATCACTATTCAACACAACCATGTTAGGTTGTAGTTCTGGATAGTTAGGTGTTGCCATCAAGTTGAAATAGTTGTCTTCATCACGTATTGCAGTATTAGTGTCTACTACAGAACGCATTGCTGATACAACCATTGCTCTCTGAGCCTTGCGACCCATGTAAGGTGAACCGTCACTCTGCAATCCGCTTGCACTTACCCATGTGCTACGTATAGTAGGTAATGTTTCATCGGGGAAACTTGCTGAATTGAAGTAATTATTTCTCCACTGCTTGACGTTATAACCTGAACGGCGTGTGTTGAACAACATCATACCTACTGGATATAGACTTGGATTTGGTGCATCTAAGTCTAAGTTGTTGCTTGTCAACAAACCCTTGATAGTTGGGATAGGATCGTTTGCTGGGTTGATAGTATTTTGATCAGTTGACCAACGTGCGTCAGCAAATACGATACCTGAACCTGATACTTGATCAGTATTGTCGATCAATACCCATCTGTCTTCGCCGTCGACTAGTTGCCAACGACTGATTAGCGGATAGTTCTCAAGATCACTAGTGTCTACCCATAGATCACCATAAGCAAGAGCAGTACCATCACTTTGCGTAGTTGGTTCGCTTGCACTTACGATAGGACCATTTGGATCTGTAGTGTTTGTACCTGATGGTAGTGGGAAACCGTTGCTGTTATAGTTTACATTACGATAACCTTTCCAGCCACTGTTTGTTCTAACCATGATGTCTACTTCATCGACTACGCTATAGAACCAATTAGTTCCAGTAGCAGGAATCTCTGTTGGAGCACCTTCGTTAGCAGTGTATGCAAACTCTACCCAATTGCTCAACTGCACTTCATAAACGAATGCCGGCGTGTCACTAGTAGTTGCTTCTGCAACAGTCGTGATACCGCCTGAGCCGTTAACTGATGCCACCTTCACCACAAAGTCATTTGTGCCGGTAACACCACCTAGATTTACACCGTTGAATGTTAATGTATCACCTACTACATAACCAGTACCTGCTGCCGCTATAGAAGTGATTGTATATATGTGTGATTGTTTGTCTATAACAAATTGAGCACCTGTACCACTTCCTGAAGTTGAGTTTGCGCTTAATGTAAATTGTGTATCTACAAAATATCCAAACTTAACGCCATCAGTAGAACCTATGATGAAGCCTGCTTCAGACATTAGACCCTGGCTTAGACCAGTAGATGGATCGATGTCATCGACACGGATAGTACCACCTAATGTGTGAGTTATCTGTATAGAACCATCTGTTCCTACTGTTGCAGTAGTATATGGAGCACCTGCTAACTGAAATGCTTCAACAAACTCTTCAGCAAAAGTATTATCTGCTAATGACATTGCATAAGGACCGCTCCAACCACTGCTGTTTGGTGTAGTTACATAAATGTTTGCAGTATAAGGACCTGCATCAAAACTTGGGCTAGTATTAGTACCAGTCACGATTGTAGGACCAGTTGCTAAACGTCTCCACAAGTAAACAGGAGCCTCATCATACTGCTGATCAAAATCATACTGAGCATATATCGTGCCTGCAGGGATAGCCTGACCGCCAGTTGAATCGAGAGTATTAGTTATTGATGCATCGCTTGTTGCTAACACAGCAGTTCTTGATACCCATGCGCTAGAAACGGCATCGTATTCTTTAACTGCTAAGTTCATGCCATTGCCTGATGCACCGATCTTCATCCATACTGAACCTGATGGAGCAGGATTTTGCTGTCCGGCACCCCATAATGGTAATTGAGCAGATGTACCAAATTGTAGGGCAGGTGGATAATAGATTTTCGGTGTGATACCTATATCAGTTAGTACTGTACCAGTACCTGTTTGGATATTGAGTCCAAGACTGTTATTCGCAAATATCTCTAAGCGACCTGAACTATTAACTGCGGCTTCCACACCATGCCAGCCTAATGCATTAATTGCGGCTGCAACACCTGTTACATTATTTGATCCAAGTCCAGGAACTGTGATTGTAACGAACGCAGTCTCTGCCGCTGTTCCGCCTGCTAAAGTGATACCAAATGTGTTACCTGCTGTCAATGTAGGATTGCTATTAGTACCTGTTACTGCAGGGATGCTATTTTGCCATTCATATGAACCTACAACTACCCATACATTGTCGCTATTCTTATAGAAGAATTGCTGTGCTTGTGCTGAACCAGGAGCCGCTGTGATCTGTATAGCATTAACAGCGTAATCTCCTACTGATCCCAAGAAAGGAGCAGGGAAATTAGCGACCATGTTATCGCTATCTGTGATAACGATAGGAGTCTTTTGTGCAAATAGTTCTGTTGTAGCATTCCATTCGAAAATACCCCAAGCAGTTGTAGTAGTGTCTAACCAGTATGCACCATCTTCTGGTTCACCTGTTGGACGACCTGTCTGACCTACTAAACTTGCTAGATCGATATCTGCTCTTAGTACATAGCAACGATTTGTAGCACCTAATGCTGTGTATGCAGCCAATAGACCATACTCATTCAATTCATAACCTTGAATAGGAGTACCGTCTGTTGTGCTATAGAAGAACGGTGTGCCGTAAAGAGAAACAAGATCACGTTGACTAGTGACTTGAAACAATTTACCCGCATTAGCAGGAGTTGTTGCTACTGCAACACCTGCTCCGTTTGGGTTTGCCTTATCTTGTGCTGTAGCAACAATCACAAGAGGGGTTGAATTGGTTGGGGCTGGAAGATACTGACTTTGATCTACTATCGTAACTTCTACGCCGGGTGATGTAAGTGCCATTTTTTTGTTTCCTATAATGTTATATTTTGAGGGTAACAACCCTAATACGCTTAATATTATTTAGTACAGGTATGAAAAAACCAAGGACTAAGAGACCTTCGAAGGTTTTAGATAAATATCAATATGGGATTACTAAGACCTATCTGCAATCAATGCAATAAGAACCCTAGAGCCGTTAATTATATTCGTGACGGTGTGAAACACTACCGCAGTATATGTGATGAGTGCGGTAAAAAGAAGAATAAAGTAAAGACAAGACCTAGCAACTGGGTCAAAGCAGGTTATAAAAAGAAGCAAGTGTGTGATATCTGCGGCTTTAAATGCATATATCATACTCAGATGACCGTGTTCCACATAGACGGAGACCTCAGAAATACTGCGTTTAGTAATCTGAGGTCTATCTGTTTGAACTGTATCGAGGTCGTTAAACGACAAAAAGTTACATGGAAGCGCGGTGACTTACAAGTTGACTATTGAATCGATCTTTCTGTGTAATTCATCAATAGTTCCATTGTTCTCTATATGATGATCGTATTCTAATCCCACGCTACTATA